AAGTTTCTTCCGTCTTCAAGTGCAACCAAGTAACCTTTGTCTATACCAAGGCCCATCATGTAGGTTTGCAGTTGCAAGTAATAGGATGGAGGAACACCACCTTCCCATTGCTTACTGCTCCAACCACTGATTGTCTTAATCTCAATAATTGCCTCAACGCTGTCGAGATTAATCATACCGTTCCTCACCCGGATATTGCTCTTATTTATTTGCAAACGATCGGGAGAGAAAAATAGGTGAGGATACTCAGAGTTTATGATGTAACCCACCGGTTCATACAAAGTACGCACTTTGGTTCCGGCCTCGTGGTTCTTAAGCATGGACTCATCATCTCCATCCCAATAGGAGAATATCTCAGCAACAGTCTGTTCCATAATAGTTCCCATGAACATAGGAATATTTTGCTGTGCCTTTTGGGGGATGAGACCAATCTTTTGGTAATATAATTCAGCTGGGCTCTTCCAACTGTTTACGCCCATCAATGTTCCGACCTCGGAGCCCCCTAAACCTTTAGAACGGAACTGTAGCCATTCGTCATAGGCCTTCTCTTTGTTAATCTGTACTAATTGTAAATTCATCTAATTCTTTCTTTACCGCTTTCCAATATTGGAGAGCACATTCTACTATTTCTTTTTGAGACCCAACCTCAATATTATCACATGGGTGTGTAGGAGCAGACCACATGATCTCATGAACTGCTTTCTTCGCAGCCTCAAGTGCAATGTTATGCCTGCTCCCCCATGTAAGGGTATCCGGTGTAATTTGATACATCACACCATATATGTACTCAGCCCTTTGTTTCGGATTCATCTCTTAATACCCACTTTTCGAATTCCGCAGCAGCAAGCAGAGTCAACTCTACAAGTTGCTGAGGATTATACTTCTTATCTTCCTTTGCAACCCAACCGCTCATCAGTTCGACTGCACTCTTGATAGAGGACTGGCGTATGATGGAAACCTGCTCACTTGCATAATGCTTCATGTGAACAGGTTCCACCTTTTTACCAATCTTATCGGCAAGAGTAGGATTAGCTACGCCTCGTGACATCAGAACGGAAGATCTGAGTTTTCGTCATCCTGGTAAACTTCTTCTGTCTCAACAACAGCAGGACCGGCAACCATATTGTTAAATGCTTTGGCCTCAGAAGCACGAGCATTCAACTCGTTAACTTTGTCAATGCGGAAAGCTTCAACTTCAGACCAATCTACAGAAACAAGTTCTCCTTTTTTGTTGAACACCTCTTCGGGCTCAGGCATACCTTCACCACGCTTAAATGCCCACTTCAAAGTCTCACCACCCTGCTTGAGGAAAAGAGCGGATCTTTTCTTATCGTCTACAATCTTCAGCGAGGGAATGAATTCTACTTTCTTAGTTACATCGATGTTTGGAGCACAGTGTGCAAAAGCAATGAAGTAAGCAGTCTGTTTACCGCTGTCTCCTTTGAGACGGATTTGCAATTGATACACTTCATCATCTTTGATGTCAATACATAGATCTGTACCATAAGTACCTTCTCTTGTACTGATACCCAAAATGTAGCCCTCGATAGAATCGTACAGCTCATACTTCTTGTCACCTAAACTCTTGGCAATCTTGCCTTCTCTAATTGTCAGGTAAGTTCTCTTACCCATTCCAGTTTTTAATCCCATGTCTATTTATTTTAAAAATGTAGTGCGAAGATAATATAAGTTTTGGTAATTCCAAATTTTTTTCGTAAAATTGTAAAAGAATATGAACAACGAACTTAAAAACCGAATCTTGGGTCTTAAAGATCAACTAAAGCGTGGCGATATGGCTCGTATCGTAGAAAGAGTATCTGTCTTTGGTATTCAGAAGTATGATGTGTATAACATCCTCAATGGAAAAAGTCTTGTGGATACTCAGAAACTGATATTGGTGATGAAAGAGGTAAAACGCTGTATTGATGAGAATCAACGCTATCTCGAAGAGTTTGAAATGAAAATTTCTGAAAGTGACGCTGGATGAATTAGACCGGAAAATAATTGAGCTCAAAAAAAGAGGGCTCAATATTTTGATTGAAAATGAATTGATTGCCGATCTAAGAAGTCGGTACTATGAAACTGCTATCGACAAAAAAGTTGAGTCGATAACAAATCAATTACGAAAGAATGTCTTCTTTTTGGGAACTATTCATGATCAGAACGTATCCTACTCAAAAATAAAAGAGTTTATGGGTATCACAACTGATTCTAATATAAACAAGATTCTTTACGAAGACTACAAACTAACTTATATCAAGACAGCAATTACTATTGCCGAGTTCTACGGAGTCCCGGTAGATATTTTATTATTTCAAGATTTAGAAGCCAATGAGCAAACCTTCAGACAACTCTATCCTGCTCTTTTCAGACAGGGTAGAAATTAAACCGCTATCAGTCAACGAGTGTTGGCAAGGCAAAAGATTTAAGACTAAGACCTATACGAACTACGAGAAGGAGATGATGCTACTTCTTAGGCCCCACGATTTCGAACAATCTAAGGAGCCTCTAGAAATTTCTCTCACCGTTGGAGTAAGTAATGTAGCTTCCGATGTCGATAACGTTGTAAAACCCTTCCTAGATATCCTCCAAAAGAAGTATAATTTCAACGATAAGTACGTTTTTCGTCTCATCGTAGAAAAAAATTTGGTGGTCAAGGGGGCCGAGTTTATTGAGTTTCACATAAAAAAGTGCATTCCGAAACATTTTTTACTTGACAAATAATTTTTCTTGTTGTAATATTGCAGGGCAGTCCGATTTGTAATGGGGGTACTGTTGCGGAACTGTCTGGCGAAGACGTGGAAGTGTGAAGAAGTAGAGCTGGACCAAAACCACCTAACCTAATTTTCAAACGAGCGTGAAAAAACACGTTTTTTTGGAAAGGGGGGAAAGGGGGGTATGGTTTCTCTCAGGCTCTACATGGAAATGTGTTAACTTTAGCTAATAAGTTAAGACATTAAGTTAAGAATTTAAATTAAGAAAATAAATAAATTAGGGAGAGCTATTTCTTTTTTTTATCTATTTTGCATAAATTTGTAATAAATGGCGTTTACAATTACAAACCAACCAAAACAGTTTTTGCCAGAAAGTGAGAAAACTAAGATTTGGTACAAGGAGAACCTTCAGTTCATTATGAGTCATTTCAATAAGAGAAATGACAGAATCAGCAGAGTAAGACAAGCAAGAGATTACGAAAACCCGATCGATGAGATTGTGCGTATGTACACGTATTATCTTGGTAGACAATGGAATAAGGATTATTACTACACTACTCAAGATCAAAATGCTTGTGATTTACCAACGGTGTGGATCAATGGTCAGAAGGTGACTTCACTGGTTGACTACATGGTGGGCAATGCAATCAAGATGATTGAAAACATTGAACCTTCGGTGAAAGCCCAAAGTAAGAGTGCTGTTAATAAAAGAACCAAATTGCTTGAAAGAGCACTATTGATGTTTGATGCTCCGGATATCTTTAATACCTTGGCAGAGTTTGGTCTTGAATACAAACCACTTGGTAATGCAACTGATCAGATGGAGATTCCGGAAGATGTTTATCGTTACATGGAGTATGATTACAGACAATACACCGAAGTATTGGCCATGCGTATGTGCGAAGATATCTTACACCGCAACGATTACAAAAACAAGTTAAAGCAAGCTTTCTTGTATACTTTGCTCGGAGGCCGAGTTGGTTTGGAAAATAGAATTGAGAATGGTAAGCAGTACTTTGATGTTATTCTCCCACACAATCTAATTTTGGATACAGCCAAAGATGATGATTTCAATCAGGAGGCGAGATTCGTAGGAAAAGTAGATTGGTTAAATACCACTGATGTTATTGAAAGATACCAAGAATGGTTATCACCGGAGGAGAAAGAAGAAATCAAGAACATTACAATGAACAATTTGTATCAATTGCTTGATTTGACAACTCATCCATATGCAACCAACTGGGCGTTTAACTATAACAATCTTCCTACACTTGCTTGCGTTACCGGTTATTGGATTGGTATGAAAGACTTAGGTTACGAGGAGTCTAAAGACAAATTCGGAAATACCCATATTTCAAAAATCCGCAATGGTCGTAAGAGCAAGTTTTGGACTAAGACAGTTTACAAAGGGACCCTGATCGGTAATAAATACGTTGTTGAGTGGGAAGAAGTAACCAACCAAGTTCGCAAGCATGACAATCCTGGAGACGTTGAACTTCCTTTGAAAGTATTTATTCCCAATATGGTTATGGGCGAGAACAGATCTATTGTTGCTCGTTTGCACCAACACCAGGACCGCATTGATTACATTACCAATGAGATTACCAAGATGCTCAACCGTGCAAAAGGTAAGGTGTACCTGATCAATAAACAGAAACTTGGTACATCTACTGCTAAAGATGTAATCAGCGATTTTGAACGTATGGGTATCCACATTACCGATGGATCCGCAACCGGAGAAGAATTTGTTTCAGGACAAGACGCACGTTTGGTTGAGGTTGTAGATATGACCCTCGATCCTAACGTACAGCAACTCGTTTCACTTCGTAGAGAAGAGGAGCGTTTAATGGAAGAGATTGTTAATATCCCTAAAATCGCCCTTGGTCAGCAGTCAGGATATGTTGGGGCCAAAACTCAAGCCGGAACCATTGCTCAATCAAATTTGGGAACCACATACTTGTATCAAGGATTTATCGAGTTCTTCCAAAAGGAATTGGCTTTCGCACTTAATCAGTACAAAGTTTCTTTGATGACCGAATCTGAACAAGAGATTCCGGTTGTAGGAACTCGTG